AAGTTAGCACACCTTGTGGTAATGTGCGAATAACCGCTTCGAATACTTCATTGACTGCGTCATCTTCTGTACGAAGATCAATAGCTGTTGCACCAGCATCTTTAACTGTTACCAAATATAATTTTACACTTTGTCCTACTTGTGCTGCCGACACACCATTTAAAGTTCCTACTGCACCTGCATATGTGTATCCTGCACTGCGACTAATTCCTGGCATTTTTTTTCTCCTAAAATTTTGCTTACGCTAATAATATTTATGGCGGTCATAAAAAAAGCAGCCTCTGCTGCTTTTTTATTACAACAAGATTAATTAGGCAATTTTGATACCGCTTGTTGTGCTTACTGCTGCCGCTGACATGTTAACAACACCAAATGCGCCAATATTGGACCCTAATGCACGGACTGCTGTCTGTAATTGTAGATCTGACCCCCAACCGCTGCGTTCTACAACGACACTTAACTGAACATTAGCTGTGTTATTGTCAACTTGATATGCTAAGATACTTGCATTGGCTGCGATTGTTTTTAACAAAGTTTCTACCGCTGATGCCTTACCATCATTATTTGGGCTACCTAATTCAGCCGCTAGGTTACCAGTCACTGCAATAATTTTGATTGCACTGATTGGGCTTGCAATACCAGTATTAATGATAATTGCGTTTGCATTTTGTGTGATTGAATCACCTACGTTTACTACTGCTTGTGAGTCACCGTGGACTCTTGTTACTCCGATTGCCATGTTATTTCTCCTTAAACATTTGCGTGATTAGCGCATGCAAATATTTATGCAGGTTTAAAAAAAACTACAATCTTCCTTGCACATTTGCAGTAGAAAATACACCACGATTTACTAATTTAATAAAACCACTAGGGGTGTTTATAACAAACCCTTCGCCTTTGGGTACATCACCCACGTACTGCTCTACGCCGCCGACTTGAGGCTCTAACTGTTGTAGAATTGCTAATTTTAAGTTATAAATTGCTATATAGGCACTATCCATTGCAGCCATAATTGGACGATTTTCTTCTGCTGCTACCAGTTTAAACTGTGGTGCTGTAAGATTATTTTGTAACCAGTTTGCATCCACAGCCTGACCTGTGTACTTGCGATTATAGTAAGTTTGTAATTTTGCCACTGTGCTTTGAGTGAGACTTCCTAAAAAAGCATCTCCGTTTAATGCTGTAAAATTTTGAACTGCTGCTCTGGCTGCTCGTGTTTGTTGCACAGGTTCTTTTAACTTGAATTTATTACCCATGTTGCCTGTTAAAACAGTGATATTTTGATTGGTACCACTCAGCCCGCCCAAACCTTGCAGTGATGTTTTGTTCTGTATTTCTGTGCCTTTAGAAGTTTTTTCAATATCTGTACCATAAGTATGAACTGCTAAACCAAAAGGTCTGCCTTTGATTTGCTTTCCTACCGCACTTCCAGATTTGACCTTGTAAGTTACTCCGTATGGATTGGCTTGAAACACAAAGTAAGATTGCTGTTCGGGTACAGGTTCAGTCCACATCACATCACCTTGTACAAAACCCTTAAAACTTCCAGGCACAATGCTGGCTATTGCATCAAACATAGCAGCTAATTTTTGTCCTACTTCTACATTTTTTCCGTTCTGGATAAAAAAGTCAAGTAATTCTTTGGCTGTTGTAACTTGCCCGCCTGGCATTCCTATGTATTCTTTATAGTTCATAGTAAATAAACCATCTGCCAATCTACGACCAAATATAATCGCCGGACTACCATCCCATTTAATACTTACTAGATTGGGATTTGATACAGCCGATAACATACCATTGATGGCATCAACGGCTGCATTACTACCATTGAGAATAAAATCCTCTGGATGTGGAGTCCTGATACCTTCAGTTAACGATGTTATAAATTCTAATAGCATTATGCAAACTTATCTGTGTATTCTCTGAACCAAGCCGCTGTTCCTGGAGCTGGTGCTGCCTCTGGTAATTGGATATCACTTTTGGCAAGTGTTTCTCTAGCTGCTGCAATTAATTGTTCATAATTAGGTCTTTTACTCACAGCATCTAAAATCTCATCTGCTGTGTTTAGTCGAGCTACTGGTATACCGGTTATATCACTTAGCTTTTTTGCACTTTTTCCATCAGGAACTGTGGTATTAGTTACTCTATCAACTAGGCCATGTTTGTAACTCCATTTCAATCCTGGATGCAATGCTGACACTATACTTGCTAGTATCACGTGGCGACTCATTCCAGTTAGTTTACTTTCTTCAGGTGCACCTTGCATGCTAAAGGCTTGCCAATCTGGATCTCCAAACATTAGATCAGCTTGAATAAATCCATTATTTGGATCTCCGGCTATAGGTGCTTTGACGTGTACACTATCCCCAGATTTTTTGATGTCTTTAGCATCTACTCCTGCTGCTAATAAAATTTTAATTAAATCTTCTTTAGTTACCTTAGTCTCATCTACAGCTAAATCCAGATCACCTGAACTTGACTTACGACCAGTCGTACCTAGCCATGTCTCTATAGGAAACGCAATATTTGTTTTTGATTCTAGCCATTTGATAGTAGCAGGTACATCATCACGATTAATGCGCTGTGTTAACGATTCCCCGCTGGCAGATTTAAAAACATTGCCGCCTTCGCTTAATTGCTTCATTTGCGCTTACCCTTATATCCTGGCAATGTCACCGGAATATTTTTGGTAGTTGCCATTTGAGCTTGACCTGAGGGTTTTTGAGAGCGACGTTCCAGACTTGAAATACTACCAGGATCAATAATCTTTTGTCCTTGCTCATTATACCACGAATCACCGTACTTGGTAATATATTCACCACTAGGCAATTTTACCTGCGAAGGTGGTGTTGTGGGTTTTGACGATGGCCGTTTTAAGCCTGCTCCAAAAATATCTTTTGCCATTGCTTGTGCAGATTGAGCCGACATGCTAGTTGGTTTCATTTTTAACAAAGCATCTTTTGATGATGCATCTTTTTTTAATTGTTGTTTACTTTGTTCAGCGTTGTCTTTGCCAATGGATGTAAGGTATGACAATTTGTAAGGATCGTACCAACTGATCTCACCTGTTCTTTTTAACAATTCTTGTTGTGCAGGTTCAGATAAATGAGAAATTCGTGCCTTGAAGTCTTCCACATTAAATTCTGGGTTCATGCCAAACATTTGGTAAGACAATTTAGCCGGATCGCTTTCTTGACCAGGTTTTATTGGTTTTGGTCTTCCGCCAGCTAGTGCCGATTGCACACCTTTAGGCAAAAATCCTTTGGCAAAACTACTCATAAAACCTTCTTTGATTATATCTTTAACTTTCACTGCGAAATCTCCTTACACCACGAGCAAATTTTGCAGGATCTTGGGCACGAATGCTGTTAAGTAATCTACGCTCTAACTCAGCTGCTTGTTCGGCATCGTAATTTTCTTTGATATAATTAATCAAATTTATTGCTCCTTGTATCACATGTCCAGCGCGACTTTCCACAAGATTTTCTCTGTCTTTACTGACAGGCATGTGAGCTAGTTCATCAAGTATGCTACGAGTACGCTTTTGCAAAAATTGCTCCGTTATAAGATATTTATGGTTTCAAAACTTTAGCAGCGTTCTGGAAATAAATCGTTGCACTGTCCTTTGCGTTCTAAGTCGACTGTCAAACAATGCACTCCGCTATCCCACAAGTTGTAGTGTCTGAATGGTAAAACATGTGCTGTAATACCATATTGTTCCAATCTTCTAAACAGATCTGGGTCCTCCTGTAAACACAACATATTGTGTTCATCGACCATTAAAACATTTACTCCAATACTGGTTTCCTCAACGAAACCTAGCCAATTGTCTATGTAAAGTTCTACAAAATCAACAAATTCGTTGTTATTTTCCTGACCTGCAACTAACCATTTTCCTTTATTTCTATGTTTTAGATTTTGATAATTCAAAAATAAATTGCTATTGTTGTTTGTTACTCTGATAACTTCCCATCCTGGAAAATTTTGAGCATAAACCCAGTCTGGTAAATCATCGTTGGCCAATATTAGTCCTTGGCCAAGAACTGTAAAAACACCGTCAAGATGTCCTTGAGTATCAATTATGTGACATCTATAATTAGGGAATAAATTACAAAGTTTTTTATATAGTTCTTCTTTGTTTTGCCCTGACCATAATCCGGAATAAAGATCTTTTCCAACTCTACAAATCATTGCTGTGTCAATTTTTTGATCATAAAAGATTTTATTGTTTGAACTTAGTGCTAGTTGCTCAATGTGTCTAAATGAACTGAAATCTCTATAATATAAATCTTCTATAGAATTAATGTTCATAATCTTAGAAAATTCTTCTTTTATAAAAATTGGTAATTTGTTCCACTCTTCTGATGTTTTAGGTGGTTCAACTTGCCATCCCGGAGCGGCTAGTAAACGCCAGTGATATAATGCATCAGGGCGTGGCATAAAAACAGAATTACCAATTATTCCGATGTCATCGCGCGGCGTTAGTGGCGGGGGAAAAAATCTGCTGCCAAATTTGTATTGATCAAATTGATCTGATAATTCGGGTCTGTAAACTTCAACTTGAAATGATTCAATTTTTTTTTGAATTTGCACTAAATCGTCATTGGTATCTTGTGCAATTTTTTCAAAAATATTTCTAATGTTACTGTTTTTTATAAATGCATAAAATTCAGGTGGGTAGGTTATTCCAAGAATACATTTAGTTAATTTATTCCAAGGTTGATTCACAGACAACATAATGCTAATTTGATTTACTTAAAGTAGTTAGTAAATTTCCTACACCTAAAACTTTATCATCTTGTTTTGACTTGGCCACGTTAATTAGTTTAGTTGGAGATACATCTAAATTAGAACAAATTTGATAATATAGTTCTCCGTATGTGTCCCAAGTATAATCTCTAGGGATATTCCTTATTAAAAAATTTCCGCAACTAATAATTCCAGAATTAACATCTCCATAATATTTGGTCATAATATTAACACTATCCATTGTACGCTGTTTGGACCATCTTAAACCAATTCTGTTCCAATGACAATTATACTTACTTAGACTCATAGCAAAGGATTTAATATTAGGATGTCCAACGTCAATTTGTATACCACTGGCAACTAGTATCCATGCAAAATCAATGTGTATGTCAATATTACGTTGTTCACAAATTTTAAGAATAGTTTCCCATTCTGGTCTAATATCGGCAAATGAAAAATTAGGCAATGAAACTATAAGTGGAATATCAGGTTTTAGTTGATCTGGATCTATACCGTGTTTGCCCATCAGTCCGTAGTAACCATATTCATTATGTAAAACTTGAATATTATCCCACCCGTGTTTAAGAATCAGTGATTCAATAAAATGAGTACAACCCATTATTATATCAACACATTCAAACTTATTCCAATTCTGTATGTCATTTATTCGAGACGATTTAAACCAGGCTTGGGCTTCTTGAATAAATTGTTCAGCTGTAGAAAAAGATTGACTGTCATTATACCATCTGGTTCGTAAATCTGTTAAGTAATTATCGGCAACTGGATAAAGTTTAGTTGTTAAATCATCTATACTATAATTCGTCATTGAATACTCCGCCTCCCATCCATTTCATCAAATATTCATAAAAAGGACTAGTAAAATTTAAATACCAAATTCCGTTGTGCCCAAAAGTAGTGACTCCAATGGCTGCTTTTTCTAGTTGAATACCAGCAGCCAGTTGTTGTGATGCCCACGGTTCAGGGTAATGGGCTTCAAACACACTTCGTGATTGAATAATATTTTGAATGTCTACACCGTCAATGACTATTTTTTGTAAAATTACATATTGATCCAGTAGACCGCCATCATAGTTGACCTTAACTTGTTTATTGTCTTTACCAGATCTAATAATGGTCAGCCTGTGCGGTTCGTTAAATTTACAAGTTTCAACAAATGTTAAATTATTTGATCCCTTGTCAAGTTGTTTGTCAATCTGTGGCACATCGTCGAGTAATATTTTGACTTCGGGAGGTTTATCCCAATACTCAGCAAAAAGATTTATACTAAATTTTATAGTTTCTTTACTCATGTTTTAAGTTATTCTGTTTTATTTTTCAAGCTTGCTAACATACTTTTAAGTCTGGTGCTATCAACTGTAGCTTGTACAGACTTTTCGATATCAAACCCCGGTTTTGGTCGAGCTGCGATCATTGGACTGCTAGTTGAAGCAGTTGTTTTAATCTGGTCCATGATCTGACTGCTGGTACGGAAACCTTGTCCACCATTTTCACTTTGTGCATCTTCGCCGGGATCTGTAATACGCAAACTTTCTATATTAAACTCTAAATCAACTTTTTGTCCTACTCCCGAACTTGAACGAGTTTTCATTAGTTGTATTTGATACCTACCACGCTCACGCATGGCCCTGGAAGTAAAGATACCAAACACATTATCTGCTGTGTTAATCTTGGAAATACCACCGGAAATATGGCTATGGTCAAATTCAATTTCCTCTACAGCAGATCTGTTTAACTGCGATGCAGTTATCATCAATATATTGAACTCTCTGGCTAAATTACGCAATTCTTCTGACACATACTTGTCTTTAACAAACAGGTCGCTGGGACTTACTTTGGCACTTACCGGCATCACAAGGTCAAGATAATCAACCATGATAAAATCTGTTCGCTGACCTGTTTGTATTTCTAATTCTTTGAGATAAGCACGAATATGATTGACATTGCTCTGCGCCGGCATATACTTGATACGTAATTTACCCGACTTTTTGCCTACCATGCGTATCTTCATTTCCAGTGTATCTAAGTCTCGGAAGATTTCTTTGGTACTGCAATTTGCAACCATGGCATCCATACGCATAGCACATAGTTCTTCACTGAGTTCCAATGTCAGAAACACCCCATTTAATCCTGCTGTTATCCAGTTAATAGCAATGTTCTGCATGAACAAACTTTTACCTGAACCAGACCCACCTGCAAAAATATTAAGCTCGCCTCGGTTCATACCTCCAAACAATCGTTGATCCATGGTAGGCCAACCTGTGCTTACTTGACCGTTATTAGATTTTATTTTCATTAATCTAGCACGAGGATCTTCGAAGTAGTCTGTGCCCATGTCCTTGGTAAGACTAATTTGTACTGCATCTTTGATTAATTTTTCTACAGGATCGAAGTCGCCTTTTTCTAACATATCTGCAGCTCGAAGAATAGCACGTTCTAGTTCTTGTCTGCGACTGAACCCTTCAAATTCTTCAAGGAACCAACTATAATGCCCTTCTTGTAAATCCGGAACTTCACGAAGTTCCACTCCTGTAGCGGCATGTATTTGTTCTCGTGTGGGTAACGTTTTATGATCATCGCTATGTTTCTTAATAAAACGTGCAGTTTCTTTTAGACTACGATCAAAATTTTCTGCATTATAGATATTTTGAACACGTACATATGTTTCTGCATCTTGCAACATCATTTCTAAAAAAAGTTTTTGTATATCTACGTTGTAATTTTTATTCATATGTTATGTCTTTGCGCAGCTAAAAGTACAATAATTGTGTTTTGTTTCTTCGAGACTATCGTAAAAGCCAACTAATTGTTGTAAAATTTGACTGATTGTGGATGTACTTATGTCAAACTTTTCTTTATGTTTATAGAATTCACTTGAATAATAAAATCTATGATCGCCTACATAACAACAAGGCATATAATAACCATCTGCAGAAATAAAATGTTCTAAATTACTGGTTTTACATTTTGGATCTAGTGCAAAATCTACTTTTGGTATCCATGCAATTTTTTGTTGGTACAATGGGTGTATTAAGTTAGGTTTCAAAGGATCCTTGGTTGAATCCCATCTACTCGAAGGTTCAACTACCAGTGAATGCATACCTAAATTGTTTGCTATTTTTCTTGCTTCATCTACATTGTTTTCGTTAAACTTAAATGGTATATATTTCCATGTTGTACGAGTATATTGTGAAATAATTTTTATTCCTAATTCTATAGAATTCCAATCTGCGTTTATTCTATATGTGGTAAAATTATCTGGCGTTCCGTCTATGGCAAATAGTATTTGATCGTCGAAGTCAAGTATTGATCCTAGTTCTTCCCACCAATCAGCAGTTTTATAACTGCCGTTTGTAGTAATGACTATACTTGCTCCTTGAGATTTTAACCATTTTAGTAAATCAAATAAATTAGAGTAATAAATTGGATCTCCATAATTACCGCTTAGACTAAAAATTTTATTTTTAATATCAATATCTATAAATTGTTTAAAGTTATCTAAATCTAGTTGTTTATTTTTCCATTTGCTTGGAAATCGCGATATAAAATCCGTTCTGGCACACTTAGGACATTTTAATGTACATATATTTGTAGTCTCTACATGAAACCCTTGCAAATTAGCTAGCATAAAGTTTTTTCTTTTTTAACTCAATCTTGAGCTTGTTTGTTTCTCTAGCTGCTAATATGCTTTTTAACACAAACAATTTGCCGTATCGAACCACAGCATCATTTATATCTTTACAAGTTTCTTGCCAAACAGGAAAACTCACAGTCCAACCTGCCTCAATTGCTCTGTCAACTAACTTTCTTCCTGCTCTATCAGTATCTGGGACAACAATAACTTCACGCTGTAGTCTATCTATCTGTTCTACTTGCGTGTCTGACACCTCTGAGCCACTTACGCTTACACCATCTATGCTCATGGCATCAAACGGACCTTCACACACAATGACAAATTTACTATCCGGTAGTTGGTTATCTAAGTTAAACACAAAGTCTGCGGGATGACTTGACCAATACTTGGGCTTGACATCAGGCTCCCAAGATCTTGCTGTGTATCCTACTATTTGATTTTTGTAATAATAAGGTATTATAATTCTACGATGTAAATTGTATGCTTCGTAATCTGTTAAGTAAAATTTGTATTTTCGAAAATCAATTTTCCTATGATTTACATAATGCACTGCTCGAACTACACGATCAGGAACTAGATAGTCATTGCCTTGAATAGCAAAGTAAGTGGTCCATTCATCAAAACTTACTGAACCTTCGGGCAAGCTTCTTGCTTCATAATTTATTTCTTCTTCTGGAACTTGCTCAAGCTCCTCAGGAGCCACTAGTTCCTTTAATCTAACTGCTTCAATTACCAAGCGTCTTATTGTTAAATCATCGGCACCCAACCAGGCGAGTAATTTTCTAAACTTAAATGTAAGATGCCTTCCTGG